GATCGAGTTCTAGTATCTAATGCTGGTAACCATTCTTTCATCGGCTTTGGTAATTGTAATTTTTTTGCTAATTCAAAGTTACCATAATTAAATGCTTGATGAGTTTCTGTACGTGCAATAACTTTACTTCTAACAGTTGAAAAAGCAACAGAATCTTTGATGACTTCTGCTGTATCGTCTTGACCTAAACCTTTTGATATTGACAAAGCTATTGAAGATTGTATTTGCTTTCTAGTAGTTTCTGATATGTAAGTTACATTTTCTGCTGTTCTTGTAGTCACATAATCGTAAGTGACTGATGCTACCTCATCCTCTTGTTTTTTTTCTGGTCTTGATGTTTTAATTAACATAGATGATGCTTGAATTATTCTTTTTGTATTTTTTTCTAATAAATTATATAAGTCTTTACTGAAATCATCATAATAATCTGATGGAATATAACCAATTTCCTTATATGTTTTGAATGCTTTATTAGAATACTTTTTAAAAAATTTATCTAGTTTATTAATTAATACTCTTGATAGAGTGACATACGTTCTAAGTGACTCTCTGTATAATTTTCTTTTATTAATTCTTATTTTAGCCATTGAATAACTTCCTCTAATAAATCTGTCTGAGAGCCGAAAGTTTTAACAAACCATTTCGGATTCTGATGAAATGACTCTTTTGAAGTACGATGATGATACGGACAAAGTGGAATAACAGAAAAATTATCTGATCTTTTACCTAGAGTATTATTTGTAATGTGATGTAGTTCTGCTGGAGTATCATGATATCCAAGTTTTCTACATGCGATACATCCTAAATCAGCAACTCTCCTCATGTATTTTTTTTCATCTTTAGTCATTCATATCTATTTCATATTGATTGACAATACAATTTCTCAGTATAACAGAAATACCACCCATACCACTATCGTGAGTGATAGCATTAGCAATTTTTATAACATCAGTATCTTCATCGACTAACCATCCTATGGTTCTGCAAACGGCATATTTACTCTCTTTGATATCATCTACCCACCTAGAATCAGCAGTGTGATCTAACCAATCAACCATAATTAATGGATAAGTTTTGTGTACTTTTTCCAACGTTTTAAGATTTACTCTCATTTATTATTTTTTAGATGACAATGGATGTTCTGATGGAAGTAAATCTAAATCAAATTTACCACCTCTGAATTTACCTGTTCTAACTGCGACCAAGAAAGCATTTACTCTAGCATAAGCCCATCTGTCTTCCCCACCTGATGCTCTTACACTTGGTCTTACTGACTGGGGATTATTTCTGTATGCACCAACACCTCTACGAAATACTGCTGATAACATTCTTAGTGTTACTCTTTTACCTTTTTGACTTCCATATTTTTCGTTATGCTTGTCAACTTTACCCTGTAAACCTTTTTTTACAGAAGCAGTCATTGGTGCTTTTTCTTCATATGCAATTATTTCTTTTGATTCGTATATTGCTTCTGGAATGTAATCGAACATATCTTCTGATTTTTCTCTTTCTTCCATTATTTGATTTCTTTTTCCTTTAGCCCATGAGAAACCACTATCTCCTCCCCATAACATCCAAGCAATTCTACCGTTTGATGGGTAGCCGTCTTCTCCTGAGTTGAATCCTTCTGCCTGTTTATCTACTTCGTGTCTACTAAAAAAACTATACATTCTCAGCACAGTTTGTGGAGAAAGTCTTTTTTTATTAACAATATCTCTTGCTCTAGCAACACCGATAGAAGTACCACCTCGACCATACTCTTTTCTCATATCTAAGCCACGTTGTGCGTTATTTGACATTGTATCTGTTGGTGTTAAATCTAAATCTGATAATGCTTTAGAATCAGCTAATAAGTCTTCATATTCTCTGTGAGTTTCGCAAGGCATGTATACTGTCCTTCCATCTTCCTCATGTGTATGTATACCATCGCATCCTATTTCTCTTGCTCTTTCTTCTGCTTCTTCTCTTGTCGTGAAAGTGTCAACATCAACAGCTTCTTTGATTCCATAAGCAATGTCATAAAGTTTTTCGTTACCTTCTGCATCAACAGGTTTTTCATTATCTTCTTCACTACTACCTGTATTTGCTTCTCCTATTGGAAATAAATTACTTGGTATATATAACTCATCTCCACCTTCTACTTGATCTAATCCAAGTTTATTTCTAGCTTCATTTCTAGTCATAATACCTTGACTGACTGCTGTTGAAACATTTGTATATACTTGTTTTGTTTTTTCTGCCATAGCTGGAATACTTTCTAAGTCATATTCTAATCTCAAATTACCATCATATAGTGGCATCAAAAATTCATTCAGATCACTTTCTATTCTTCTGAGTAATGGTATTATCGTATCTTCATATAAAGCTAATTTTGCCGTTTCCATATTGCTATAAGTATTTGCTTCGGGTATTCCAATTAATTGAGCTGGAACTCCAAAACACAGTGCTATTTCCCTTGCTGATAAGTTAAGAAGTTCTAAGAAGTCCATATCTTTTGGATTTAATCCTAGTTGTTTATACTCAAAATTTCCTTCTAATAACATTGGTCGGCCAGAGTTTGAAGTACCTTGAAATCTCATTTCTAAATCTTCTAACAATCTAGCACGTTGGTCATCTGTTAAAGTTGCTGACATTCCAGTCTCATCTTTAGGTTCAAATTTCAACATACCACTAGGAGTACACCCATTTTTTAACAGTGCGACATTATGTAAACCAGCGAGATTGTGTTGGTCAATGTTATATGCACTAGCTAATATCGGACTACAACCATAGAAATCATCTAATGGATTCCATAATTTTATATGTTTTACTTGTGACAAACCCGTGTTTTGATCGACAGGATATTCTTCTACTACTCTACCATCTACTTCATAACAATATGATTCTGGTATCATTGTTTTTTTTGATTTTATTTTAATCCTATCTGGTCTCAAAATATAAAGTTCTCTAGGAGGAGTGTCTCCTACTGTGTCTTTCAACATATATGTGTTACCTGAAATCATCAAATACGATATTAAAGACTGAAAATACTCACTTCCACTTTGAGATGGATTGGGTCTATTTAATAGAGTCAATACTTCGTGATTAATAACTTCAACATCATCATCATATAATCTTAACTTTACAGCACTTGTAGAATCAGCTATTAGTTTTACAGAACGATGTACGATAGCATTATCTTGATATCCTTCTTTTGCGAACTCACGGAATCTTCTAGTGGATTTACCCATATATGCTTCGATTCTGTTCATTATTACTGTTGGTGATTCTTTTTTTTGAAGTTTATCTTTAAAAAATTTATCAAATATACCCATATTAACCTCAACTTATATTAAAAACTGCTTTTCCACTGTTTAATAATGAAGATATAGACCAAACCAAAGCATCTACTCTGTCATCATGTATTAATTTTTGATTACCTGTAAATTGAATCATTTGTTCTTCCAACTCTTTAAATACTCCTACATGATGCACTCGATTTTGCTCGTACAAAGCACTTATCGGCTCGGCTCTGACTACTTTTCCCCTCGTTGCTCTTACACTTGTAAAAGGAATAGATTGATTTTGTACTCTCAATAATCTTTCTATTAAGTCGCCACCATTATTAATCTCTGCTACTACTCTATCACATTCATATTGTTTATAAAGACTTACAGCTTTTTTTATCCATTCATCTGGACTGCTAATTTGACTAGAATCGTTCAAGATGTAAAAGTGATTATTACTATCTCTCCCAGCTACTATCATACCTGTTTCATCGCTTGTATCTAAATTTGATGTAACGGCTGGGTCAATTGCAACTACTATTCTTTGTAAGTTTTCTGGTAATTTTTGTATTCTATTTTCTTCAATGTTTTTGTAGTTGAACAATGCACCTTCTATGTCTTCTAATATTTCTGCAAATAATTCTTGCTTACCAATTCTAGTGCCTTCATATCTTTCTTTTAACATTTCTATTGATGATTTAGCTAAATTATCAATGTTTTCAAAAGTGTTACCTTTAATGAGTTTAGTATCTTCTCTTTTGGCTAGAGACTTGATTATTTTTGTTGGTCTTGGTGTTGTTGTAATAATACATTTTGGGTTTTGTCCGAGTCTTAATGCCATCATCAAATTATCGAATGTCTCCGTATATCTCCAACTTGCTAATTCATCGCACCATACTCTATGAAATTGAACACCTCTCAATCTGTCTGGTTCAATAGCTGGGAAACCAATTATCTTAGAACCATTGTAAAATGTTATTTCATTCTCTGATTTATTGTAACCTGTATCTGTCAGTAATCTTTTATCAATAGAATTTATAAAGCCAGAATCTCCAGAAAAAACTACTCTTTTTAAATCTCCATATGTTGGTGCTACTACACCACAAATAACATTATCATTCATTAAACAATATTGAATGATGTCCATTACTCCAGATTTAGTTTTGCCCCAACCTCTACCACATAAGAATAGATGAATATTAAAACGTTCATCTTCTTGAACTAATTGAGATGGTCTTGCTTTATCGAACCAATCAATGAGTAGATTCGTTGCTATTTTCTTCTGATAGCTTAGATTGTCGAACTCTCTCGACCAATTGCTTAAATCGTTTGTTTTCATCTGTTACATCATTAATCTCTACAACATCTGTTTCTTTCCACTTAGCCTGTGTCTTAAGCCAAAATATACATGCTGTTACTGCTTCTCTACCTGATCCTGTAGCAATCTTGAAAAGGTTACGAGCTATCTGTGCATTAGCATTAGCCTTTCCTTCTTGCAATTCTTCCTGATAATACTTGTATAGTGTTGGTCTTGATATTTTTACAATAGCACACATTTGTTCATGGGTAATACCAAGCCCTGAAAGGCTCTTAACCATTTCTGCTACTGATTCTTCTCTGTTTACTTTTTTAGGCATATCTTTTTTATAATGTAAAAATAAACTATTTAAGCTTATTAAACAACTCTCCTGTTGATTCTAATACAGCATCTTTCCCTGTAAAGTTCTGCCATCTTTTGATTATGACATCAACATAATATATGTCGTATTCCATCATATAGCATTTCTTCTGTTTTTTTTCACATGCTATCAATGTTGAGCCACTGCCACCAAATAAATCTAATACAGTTTCTAGTTCTTTGAAATAGTCAAATGACCATTCTGCTAATGCTATTGGTTTTTGTGTTGGATGTATTCTTTTCTGACCCGTTTCACTGCCCTTACATATACCATTCCATAAATGCCTACATATTCTTACTGAGTTCCATTTCGATTTTATCCATGCTAGTTCACAATCAGAATTTGTGTTTTTATGTTTATCTTCAACTCTTTTATCCCATACAAACCAATTATTTGATTGTGGTAGGTGATGACAGTAATAATTAGCACCCCACCAAACCTGTTTAGGTATTTTATAAACATCTTCACAAATATTATAAGCATCAACTGCATATTTAATACTATCATCTTTAAAATCTTTTAATCTTAAACCTTTCATTTCTCCGACTATTTTGGAGTTTCCACCTCTTTTCGACCTATCACCTTTTTCGTTTATTCCATAAGGTGGGTCTGTATAAACTAAATCAATATTTTCACCATTTAGTAATTTATCTATATCATCAACCTTTGTACTATCACCACACATCAATCTATGTTCACCTAATATCCATATATCACCTTCTTTGGTTATAGGATTATCTACTATCTCAGGTACTTCATCTTCATCTGTTAAACCTTCTTCTATCATAAAGTCAGGTACAATCTTAGCTATCTCATCTGTGCTAAAACCTGTGAGACCTAAATCAAATTCATTGTCTATTAGAAATTCAAAGTTAAGTTTTAAGAAATCTTTTGACCAAGTGCTGTTTTCAGTTAGTTTATTATCTGCTATGCAATATGCTTTCTTTTTTTCTTCTGACCAACCTGATGCAAGAATGCATGGAACTTCTTTGATTCCTAATTTTTTTCCTGCTAGAACTCTGCCGTGTCCTGCTATTATTTCGTTTTTGTCATCAATCAAAACAGGCATTGTCCAACCGAATTCTTTTATAGAATTAGCTACTTGATCTATTTGTTTCGGTGAGTGAACTCTAGGATTGCTGTCGTATTCAATTAGATCATTGATATTTTTTATAACTGTATTATTTACTGCCCATTGTTCACTCATAAATTCTCCTAAAATTTGTTAAATAAAGTCTCAAAACATCTTGTTTCGTCAGACCATTTGACTTGAATTTCTCCAATATTTCCTTGAACTTGTATTTCTCTCACTTTTGCAACTCTAACTTTTGTTATTTCTTTATCGAAATCTCTTGTAACTATAACACCCAAATCACATTTATTATTCCAGTTTGCTGAGCCCGAAACATCAAAAAGAGACTTGACTTCAAATAAACCATCTGCATTTCTAATTTGTTTAGTTGGATGAGCAACCATAAAAGTAATACTTTCAGTCTCTCTGTTGAATCTTTTTATTTTTGATATTAGAACTGATATGTGTTCATCTTCTCTTAAATTTTTTCTATCTGGATTTATTTCATTGTAAGGGTCTAAAACGATTCCATCAATCCCATATTCTTCTGAACAATATCTTGCTCTATCTAAAATCCAGTCGACATCTGGTGTATCATTTTTTTTATCTACGAAGAAAAAATGCTTATCAATAAAATCTACTGCTTCTGCAACTTCATCAATGGTGCATCTGTTTTTGAACATTGGGTCAAAAGGTTTTTTTACGAATTTCTCAATAAGTCTTTTTAAATTTACTTCTAATGATGACTCTGGAGAGTAGATAAACCATTTAAAATCGTGTTTCTTAGCTGTTTCCATCAATATTTGGAATGTTAGACTCGACTTACCACAATTGGGTACTCCAGTCATTAATATAAAACTAGGTTTTATCAATCGCATTATGGGGTCTAGTTCGTCAATACCTGTTGTGTATCTTAGTGCTGTTTTACCTTCGTATAGTTTCCAAAGACCATCATACAAAGTCTTTGCTCTATAAATTCCATCTAACTTTTTCGACATATATATATTCTATACTAAAAGTAATGATAAAAGAAGTATTACCCAGCAATAAAGTTTTTATTTTTTGTATTACCAACTTTAAATTTATTTATATTAGTATTAGTAGTCAAATTGACTACAGTATCACTACATAAAATCTCATATTGATTATGTTTTCTTATACCTTTTCCAATTTTTACGACTTTTATAAACTTATTTTGTACTAATTTTTTGACATATCTTTGAATACTTGCTTTTGAACAACAACATATTTTAGATAAATGTGCATAACTTGGATAAGAAATTTTAGTTTCATCAGCATAATTACATAACTGTATTAGCACTAACTTACTACCAGAACATCCAGTGTTTTGTTTAACTGACCATGCAATGAGACTAAAACTCATGAATAAAAATCGTTTGGTTGTACTTCTCCCTCAGTAAACTCTACAATTCTAGTCATATTTTTCTTAGTTGGTATTTTTTGACCATATTTCCAAGAGTTGACTGTAACCTCTGGGACATCAAGTGCTTTTGCAACTTTACTAACTGATATTCCTTGATCGGTTAAATATTTTTTGAAATTCATCCTATCTCCTAAAGAAAATTTTTAAAAAAATGCTGTCTTTTCTGATTATATATTAAAAATATAAGTAATTAAAGTGAAAATACACTTTAAATGACTATACAATTAGTATAATATGTATATATGAACACAAAGAAAGAGGAAAATATGAACACAAATAAAAATGATAGAATAATCAAGGGTTTATTCAATGTGACTAATCCTAAGACACAAAAAGAGGTAATTTTAAAGCATTTACTAGAAAATAAAATGATTACGTCTTGGTATGCAATCAAATCTTACAGAGTAACTAGATTAGCTGATGTTATTTTCCAACTTAAATATCATTTTGATATAGAATCTAAAGACACAAAAGATGGTAAAAAACGTTTCACAACATATATTTATAAGGGATATAAAAAAACAGTGAGAACACGATAATGAATGTTAACAAATACGAATCTTGGAAAGTTAGATCAAATCAAGAAATCCTTAAAAGGAAAACTAAGGGTTATAAATCTGTAACAGAAGTTATAAATAGTAAACCAAACCCAAGTCTTGAAAAATGGAAAAAAGAACTCGGGGAAGATGTCGCTAATTATGAGATGAAAAGATGTTCAAAACGAGGTGCAAAAGTTCATTCTATGATAAGTGAGTATTTATACAGTAATTTTAAACATCATTTTTCTTCATCAGAAAGGATGATACCAAATTCTCATCTCAGTGATAATGTACTCGCAAACGGGTTATTTTTAAATATGCTTGGTTATCTTGAACTTTTGAAAGATATTGTTTTTGTTGAAGTTCCTCTTTACTCAGATATTTATAAAATACATGGAATTGTAGACTGCGTAGCAACGTTTGAATGTGGTGGCGAAGACGATTATAAAGCAATAATAGAGTTTAAAACATCTAACTCTTACAAGCACTCAATATCAAAAAATTATGGCATACAGCTAACAGCTTATGCTCTTATGTATAACGAAATGTTCGATGAAAACATAGAAGATATATTGCTCATAAATGCGTCAGAAGATGAAAGTTGTACTGCGATTAGAAGAAAAGTTAAAGATTTTATACCATCATTCAATGAATATTTTAGTAATTGATACTATATTTATTTGTACTTATGGTATAAAATATTAATAAAATAGGAGACTAAAATGGAAAATAAACACTTAATTGCTCATAACGAGCAAAAAAGAAAAGAAAGTAATGAGTATGGTCTTTATACTGCATTGCATAAATTTCAATCTCTCGGGTTGAAATGTGAAAGTAATGGTAGAAACAAAAGATTCGCTACAGAAGATAATCCACAGGGTAGTCGTTATTCTAGACTAGAAGATGCTATTGTATGTGCTAGTAAGGGTAACGAGTTCGGGTTATTTTTTACAAATCATATAATAATTAAAGATGAACTACAGCATCTAAGAACAGTATTAAGACACATCAATGATACTGAAACATTAGTGAGTGATTATCCCTTAGTTTGCAGAGATGCAACTAATCCACAAGCTTTTGCAACCGTGTTAACGTATGCTGAACGCTATAATCTTAGAACTTTATATGGTTTCGGTGCTGTAGTTAGTGAAGATGATGATGGAAACTCTGCAAGTCCAGAACCAACAATCGAAAAATCAATTAAAAATAAACTTACATAGGAGTAATTATGAAATATCTAGTATTAGAACAAATAGATGACAAATATTATCTTGTCGGAAGTAAACCTTTTGACATGGAAGCACATGCTGTAAAAATGGTGGATTTATGTCGTGAAACTAATCCAAATAAAAAATATCAAGTAATAGAATTATTAGAATCAAATAATCTGGAGGTAGTAAAAAATGATTGAAGATGAACAAATAGAAAATGCGACAGAAGAACAGAAAGAATATGTTAAAGGAAATCTAAATGACCCAGACGGACTTACTGTTTTTCTTAAAGGTGGTCTTAAAGATAGCTTACCTTACGTCTACGAAGACAGTAAAGAAAGGATTGAAG